CTCCAATACCATCATCTCCTAAGACCATATAATAAACGTCTGTTGAGTTTCTATCCTTACCTAACGCAAACATGACAATACAATAATTGATGAGCGAGTTGAAAGCACTGGTCCACAGGTCCCCACTACGACGTGCTCGATCCAGCAACATTCTAACAAATCCTTGTCCAGATTTGGCTTCACCGTGGACCTTTTTCCAACGTGATTGTAATTCTTCCCATTGGTCAGGTCTGGAGTCAACACAGTGCTCTATGAACATGAGCTCAATATCAAGGAATTCTCCGTGAAGACTACCATCCCAATTGGAAACATCACATTCGAATATGTTATCGAAGCTGTCGATCTTTTCACCCTGCGCACCAACGTCTGCGGGAGTACAGCCGGAGCTATACTTTCCGTTCTTGGATACGAAATCCTTGACCAAATTGCCAATGGAGTAGAACCAAGGGCCAAAATTGACAACAAACCATTCGTCACGAGTCCAGATCATGCGTGGTTTGTAATTGTCAGGATCTTTTCCACAATAAGCCTCATCTTTGACAATTTCTTTGCACATGTCCAAGAAATCTTCATAAGGAACCCCGTATAATTTGATCATCCGTTCAGCTCGTTTGGCACCATACTGTTTCACCAGATAATCAAGAGTACTTAACATATCCACGTCGTGGCTTCCGAAGTCCTCAAACATAGACTTAACAAACTTCTTGAAACGCTTGAACACTTTCTTGTTATACTGACGTTTGGTCCCCATTCGAATGATGTTCGCTGCTTTCAGCTCCTCTAAATCTTTTGACGGGATGACAACGTTGGCTCCTCGGATAGTGGTTCCATACATTTCTACGTATTCATCATCCTCTCGCTCATCAATGTCATATCGCAACACATTCTTTTCAAGGGTTTGAGTGGCTTTATCCAACTTGGCGTTACGACACTTCTGACGCTGTAAATAACCCTTTGATAGCAGTGAAACCTTCAAGGGTTCACAAGCAGAGTCAGCCAAAAGAGAATGATTCCTGGTGGCTTCAGATGTGAGCAAGTCATAAGAACGCGAGACCTGGTTATACAAAGATGCCGTCAAAGCTCCTGTAGCAGCCAAAATGGCGTGGGGAACATACTTAAGATATGCAGCTCCACTAACCATGGAAAACAAATGAATATAAGAACCAAGAGCTAATGGGGCTGCCATAGCCAATCCACAACTAACCAAAGAAGTAGCAGCTTTGAGTTGCATCCACCAATGGGTGGTTTCATAGGATTTCAAAGCTGTGGCCAACTTGCTTCTTACTGTGTTTTCCAACCGCTTGGGCAACTGTTCCCGCCCCAAATTGATGGTGTCTTTAACCAAAGAAAGGTATTCTTCTGACGAAATCCACGAAAAGATACGGGCGGGATCATCGACATCAGCCCCGTGTCTAGACTTCATTAATGAATACAATCGGTTGTAGACAGCCTTTCTGGAGAATTGGGCTCCTTCGATGGACAATTTCATCAAAATTTCAGAAGTGTATTTCATCATCACCCGTGTTCTGGTATCAGTGTCTCGGAACAATTCCCTGGAAAACAAGTTAGTTACATTGGTCGAGTAGTTGCAAAACTTGGAAGTCCAATCAAGCAGTGGGCCAGGCATATAATCTCTAACAACCACAACCCTACCACAATCAGACACCAAGTGCGGGAGTAACCTAATTTCTTCCATCTCATCATGGCATAATATTACTGAACGTTCCCCACCAAGGTGAAGGACGGGTAAATCGGAAAATTTGAAGCTACCATGTACAACCAGGCCAGGACGATGCATTCCTCCCACCTCCATCATCTCCAACGCCACGTTCATGTCTCTAGAATCAGGGAAGTTCATAACATTGGCCGGAGTAAAATAAAAGGAAAATCCGGAATCATGGAAAAATTCAAAAACATGAGAAATTTCATCCAATTCCACACCTTTGTGATTTCGGCCCTTAATGAAATCAGGAAGTGCCGCTGGCTTGGATTTTGACATTTTATTCGGAACATTGGGAATGGATTTTTCTTCAAAATCGTCATCTGGAGTTTCAGCTTCGCTAGCGCTGTGGATGTATGTGCAGTTCTCTCTATTACACCCATTTTTGTACACGAGACCTAAACAAATTGGCCATTCTGAAGTCTTGATAATGTCTTTAACAAGGTTCAATTGCTTCGGACTAGGCTTTAAACCCCTAAATTCGTCCAACAACGGAATCACCGTTTGCACGGCGACCTCAACGTCAAGTTTGGACTCAGCCCAGTCATGAAAGCTGTTCAACAGAACACCAATGGCAGTCTCGCGAATGTCTTTATTGTTCTTGGCAAGTCGCTTCTTGCTAAGAAGAGGTAAAGACCACCCCGTTTTCTCTTTCAACATGTTGGCTCTTTCTATCTGCCTGTAAGCATTGAGCTCATGAAATCGAGCTACAGCATCAAGACCAGTAGGTTTGATAAATCGACCCATGTCTGGGAGGGGTGACGTGGAGTCACCCGCCTCAAAAGTAAGGACTATATTTCCTAAGAGTTTTATTTCTCTATGATTACCTAACATCTGCCCACCATAGGTAGGTTTTTCACCAAGGTGGCTAGTACGCAGATGGGAATTTTGTTGGTTCATCGTCAGGAACCGGGGATTGCCTTCCCCTCCCTCGTAAAAAATTTCAGAGACGGTTTTGATTTTTACAGCTAAGCCTGTCGAGCTTTCGCCAACTGGAGAATGAACCTTGGTTTCATTCTCCAGAATTAAGAGATACTAAGAACACACCTTTTGCCAGGTGATGTGCCCCTCCTCCACACAACTTCCGTTAAAATGATCAAGCAGAAGGGAAATGTTGTTTGCTCAGAGCAGCAAAAGGAATTTCTTCCAAATGAAACAACTGCAGATTCAAGTAATCCAGTCCATTTAACTTCCATGTGTATACCAGGGAATCAACTCCAACATGACCATGAATCACCCGCTAAGGTTTATCAATCCTGTCATGTCTGTTTGAATTTGTCAACACACGCTATAAATTTTCTGGGTATACAAGTTCTGACCCTCCTATACCATCACAAAGTTAACATAAAAAGCGATGAGAGGACGAAAAATTATTGTGTACCAAATTGGCATTCAATAAAAGGGGTTCGGGTGTTTAAAGTCCCCCTGGTAGACTTGAGAGCGTTACAGTCGGAAATATTATCATTAGTTATCTTAGTCCCATTCAAGCATAGCCGATAGGAACAGCACAATTACGTGTCTCCAAAAACATGATGGTAATATGACAAACATATTCAACCAAACTCTCATCAAGACTAAAGTCAAGCATCTCTCCCGGTTACCGAAGAGCTGGTCAAATCCCTG